TAAGAACACACAACCGGGGATTGTGTATTCGCTGTGGCTCCGGCTTCATAAGACGAAACTCACCATCCCTAGCCCTATAGTGTTAAGAACATCTATAGGGCAGTGCGTAGTGTCGCGAGCTTCTCGTGAACTACCACGCCCTCAGGGAGGAAATATACCTCCCTGGGGATGTCGAGGGGCTTTCCCTCGACGCACCAGTCGACCAATGTGGTCACTAGTGAGTCCTTCTCCGATGAGCTAAGAGCTGGATCGGAGGTGGGCAAGTTCCACAATAGATTATTGTAAAACTTGTCCTGCCTCGCTGCCCAAGATACGTTCTCGTATTGCTTGGAACGGTACGGGTTTATCCCGTGCCGGCGGCTAACTTCAGGATATAACATATCCCTGAAGAGGTAAGGCCGGCCGATGTAGTCAATGGCTTCATCGACGGTCATAAGTTTCATTCGCTTTGCGAATGAAGCTTTGTCCTTGAACCGGAGATTTCTCCACTCGAGGACTGGGTCTTCTTGTTTCAGGAAGCCCTTGGCCAAGCACTTGTCATACAAGCCTTGGTCGTCTACTCCGCGGACAAGGTCCGCCTGGAGTAGAGTAAGTCGAATTTCATCCTCGATGGAATCCGACGAAATGCCACGTGCCCGTGCGTTGGTCGCGAAACTCGCGACAACGCGCCGAAGCATATGCGTGGCGGAGCCATCAAGTACTTGCTTGATGGCCCAAAGATGCCTTTCGGGTAAAGCCCCGAAGGCACGCCTTAGATCGGTCTTTGACCGATGGTAGGCGGGAGCTTCAATACCTCCCAGTCTTACTGGAAGGTATCTGAACGCAAAAGAGGGTGGCAGGAAAGCCTGCATCCTCTGCTCCCAGCGTTTGCTGAAGAGGGGAGTCAATGACTCAAACCCTCCTCCGAGCCAGGCCAGCATGCCATGCATCTGGCGAGCCTTGCCAATGGCAGGGTTTGGCTCATCTTTTCCCTCGTGCTCCTTAGCACATGGGGAAAAGAGCCTCACTTTCATCGAATCGATGTGAGGCTGTTCTGCGTACACCGCATCCCGAAGAGGAACTTTCCTCTTCCAGATGTGGTCGTCTCGCAGTCCTACCGTGAGGAGCATCTCCTCACAGTAGAAACCACCACGCGAACTTAAGAAGTTCTGCGGCCATGAGACGGACATTCCGTTTAACTCATGGTTTCGCGTAATACGCGAAAGGTACGACCTCGGACCTTGACCAAAGTGGTCATCGCCCGAACACGCGAAGCATCGCCAGCCATTAGCTGGAAATCCTTCGCTGGTCTCCAGACGATAGAGAAACTCTTCGTCTGGCGCGTCTATCATTTGATAGACGTACCTAAGATAGGCTTCCGCCTCTGCACAAAGGTTGTGCAGAGTCAGGACTATCTTAGACCCAGGGTCTCCCATTAGGATGCCCCGGGTTGTGGGTCTGTCAAAGTTTTCTTTGACAGCCTCACCCTCGTAAATGCGCGGACTGCAAAGCAAATCCGCACATAAGGTAAAGTACGTGTCACTGGCACGTCCTATACCACGATGGTAGCCTTCAAGCATTGACTTGGAGTACTCATGCACACACCAATCTGTGGCCTGAGATAGATCACTACTAACGTAGTAGCGATCGCTACGGGGTGGAGCGGAGGAAATTCCTTGCCGCTTCACCCACTCAAAGAGTTGCCATCCTCTGGTAAGACCAGAGGTGGCAGATGGGTGGCTTCTTAAGCCACCTATCACGTGGTGGGACCACGGCTGCAATAACATTGTCAGCCAGTCTTCCCCCACAGTGACAACCCGGGACTTTGCCCCGGGTTCGCCAATAGCACTCGGTCGTATTGACGGCCAAGTGCCAGACAAACGAAGTTTGTCGTTTTCGCTATAGTATGGGGAGCCTACAAGGATTCCTTGTTTTAGGCCCTCTTGAATAGCCCACTGAAGCAGCTGATAGCCTGTTCTGTGGTCTAATCCATACAGCGGATCCTCGAGTTTGAAATTTTCAAAATCGAGGTCCACGCGGTCGTCGCTTTCGCCGGCCTCGTGGTGCAGATCGAAGTCCAGGGATTCCCTGCACATCGTCTGCCACAAAGGCGTATTGGCTTTTAGCCAATACGACTTACCAAACCAGGTCGTTTCTAAAACGTCCTGGTCTGGGACGGAGGTAAGCCAAGCTCGGAATTTCATTCCGACCTCGGCCGCTCTGCCGCCTTCGTCAGTTGACGAGTCCAATGAAGCATTGGCTGTCAACGACAAGTGACCGACGCTGGTATAACCAGCGTCGGACATGAATCTCGATGTCTGCTTACCGATTCGGTAAGAAAGTCGCGCAAGTATTGCTTGTCGCGTTGCGGACACAGACGGGTGAGAATGCAGAGTCGTTGAATGCTGTTTCAACGACTCCTCCCTTGTCAATCTGCCACCAGCAGGAAAATTCCTACTGGTGACAAAGTGTTGGACCCTGGTAGCTTCTACCTTGGTTACACATCCCCGTTTCATGATTGGTACCAACCATGGAACGAGCTTCCGCCAAAATGGCGGAAGTTGCGCAGGATTGTTCTGCGTGGATCCGTACCCAGGAAAGTCCTGGGGCAAATCGGGGAAATCAGTCAATGACTGGATTGCCCGGTGTTTAATGAGTGCAGCGAAGCGCTTCCACTCTTTAGTGACCCGATCACAGCTATGAGCTGCTTTCGAGTACGCCCAGTGTATAAGCTTCTTATATTCTGGGGAGGCCAGGAGAGATCTTATCTCTTCTGGACTCGAGGTGATCAAATTATCATTGATCGCCTCCACACAGTTACTCACTCGCTTAAGTGAGTCGCTGCGACGTGCTGCGATTTTCGCGATCACGTCAGGAGCGAGGTCCGGGTAGTGACTCCGGATCTTCTCCTCGAGGGCTTTGGAACTTTTCCAAGGCCCGGTGCCTACTACCACAGCCATTGGCTTGGGTATGTAGGCGGTAAGTCCATAGGCAAGGCCTAGAGGACTTAAAGCGTCGTTAAACGGCGACGCTTGAACCTGGCATTCTGCGCTTCCAATGTTCGAAGCCGTGGCCACGAAGTGTCTGCGCAGGTTCTTACAG